TTACTCCGAGGCTTCTTGTTCTTTTCTTATTTTATCAATACCGCAGATAAATTCTAATTCCTTCAAGCTCCTATCATTGGCGTTTGCCGATACCACGTTATAATTTGCATTCTTAGCGAATTGAACGAACTCATTCATTTTCGTCAAATCTCGATATAGTCTATCGAACGATTTCACAATCAGTGTTTTCCCATGGTTCGCTTTGATGTATTCCTTCATTTTACCAAGTTCTGGCCGTACATCATTCGCGCTTAACCCGTGATCTTTAAAAACTAATTCCGGCTTGTATCCATGCTCATCAGCATACTGTTTACAAAGTTCTAGTTGGGCGTTAATATCTTGTTCAGTCGTTGCTGTACGGCAATACACTACAGCTTTCTTATCACTCATTCGGATCAGCCTCACTTATTTTTGAATTGTTTCAATTATCTCTTCTACCTTTTGCTTTAATTCAGGCCGACTATCCATATATTCAAGAAACGCCTCTTCTAAAAGATCTTTTTGATCTCTACCCGTCACAAAGGCGGCTGTTCTTAGTCGTGTTATAAAGTCTTCATTAAATCGAAATGCAGCAGGTTTGTTCGCCAACCGGATCACCTCTTTTTATTTTGTAACGCTGTAAATAAGGCAACCAGCGACACAGCTAGTCCAACAACGGAGATGATGAGGGTTAAGGTTTCCATTGGACGGCCTCCTTTACAAAGTAGGTATGCAGAGGGTATGATAAGCGTAAGATGATAGGGAGCAGGAGGGGACTTGCGTCCCCGCCTTGCTTGGTTCTTCGGCCTCTTACGTTCGCGGCGTAAGGGGCTTTTACTTTAGACGGCGCTTATCTCGCGCTACTTGGTAATTGACCCAAGCAGTTGCAAGATTGACAACCGCCGTCAGGAAGAGAATAATTGCAATCCCCATCTCTTACCTTCTCCTTTCCGGAGTGCTTAACACACCCTCTATTTAGTATAATATACCATTATCGTATTGCTGTCAATACGTTTTATGATAAAAAGAAACAGAGCCGCTAGGTTATTCCTTTGGCTCTGTTTTTTCTTCTGATACATGATCCAGTATTTCATCTAACCTGCAATCAAGTGCAATACAAAGCTTGTCTAGCGTTTCGAAATGAACCTGTTTTGCTCGACCATGATACAGTTCCGTAACAGTGTTGCGAGCAAGCCCTGTCATATTAACGACATCTGAGATTTTCAATCGCTTTCGCCCCATAACCTCACTCAATTTGTTTGCGATCATGTGCTCACCTCTTTCCAACATAATAGCAATGGTGAACAAAATAATCAATAAGTTGAACATTTTTGTTGACTAGTTGATTAATATGTTCTATATTATGTATAACAAGTTGAACATTTAAATCATCATGTTGATTATTGAAGTTGAAAGGGTGACGACGATATGAGGTTATTTTCGAGCCGAGAAAGCATCCAAGACTTTGTTGAATTGTTCCAAGAATACAAAAAAGACGGCAATTCATTAGAAATTGATGTCGTATACGTATTGACGCTTGCTTGGATTGAATCAATCTTGCTTTTGTGCAACATTGAAGACAATCAAAAATTTTACCGCATCAAAAACTTGATTGAAGCGTCAAGACTTAGCATTTAAGCAAGGAGGCATTTCATGACTTGGGCTGGGTAAAATCCCAGCCCTTCGGGGCGATGGTCGCGGATATCCGCTGAATAATTTTGTGATGGAAAGAGTGTTGTAGTGTAGTAACATATACTGTAAACAGATCAGTGCGAAGGAGTGTAGGAAATGAAAATTGATGTTTATGAGGAACGTTTTGGAAGCAAGTTGGTTGCTATGTTGGTGGCAGACGATGGATCTAAACGTGAATTGGTAAGATCAGAAATAGGCAATGATGATCTGCTGAATAGAATTGAGGCTATGAATTTATCACATCTGACAGTTACATTTCATTGGGCGGCTGATAAGTGTAAGGTGTGTGACGGTACTAAATCGTATGAGCTGGAACAAGGCGGGATTGTTACTCCTGTATCCTGCACTTATTGTGACGATGATGGTAATTGGTTGGGGATTGGAGACAAAGATGCTTGCAGTAATCAGCGACGGCAAAACAATTAAATTTGAGATAGCAGAGTAACCAAACACGAGCCGCAGGGATGCCCTCCCATACAGCTCGTGTTTTTGTGTAGGCACAGCCTAACACGGTTCCACTGTACATCAATCTATATCATTTTGAAATACTAACCTTACGTTGAACTCTGTCCCAACTAGCAACCCGGTATCCCGCTGCCTCTACTACCTCTCTGACAGGGGCAATGGCTCGTTCATTTACTACCTGTGTCCCAACAATCTTATTCCCGTTTACCGTCGCTATTTTCTTGATGTTGTCCCATACAAGTTTAGCACCTATTGCTTCGGCCATGTCTCGTATCGGCACTGTAACAAGCCCGTTCGCGAAAGTCCCGGAGGCAATTACTTTTCCATTCAATTCTACCGTTGCGGTTTCTCCTCTAGGTTTTGCGGTTGCAGGCTTTTCCACCGCTGCCACACCGCGCAACTGCGCCAACTTATTTACCAAGTTCGTGCCATATGACGACGAGGGCGCCCACTTCGCACCCAATTCTTCCAATGTCTTCGCCGTACCATGCAGATATGCGAAGTGTCTAGGATCTGGTGTATCCTTTTTCGGGTATCCACTTGCGCCAGCGTACAAGGCCAAATGGTCAAGGTGGGCGGTAATCCCTTCTTTCCAATCTTTGAATCGTTTATGAGCTGATGCCTGGTAATCTCCACCTCCAGCGGTGATTTTCAGGCCACACGGGTTGTGATAGCTGGCGTCTATACCAGCTGCACTTTCCCCCTTTTTATAGAGGTACCCAGTTTCGTGTGCAAACTGCACATAGGCAATGGCTGGATCGATTCCGCCCCGAAGTGGCGCAAGCTGCCAGTATAGATCGGCCAGCTCTACAAATTCATCAGGCGCTTTATTCGCTTTTGCCCAAGCCTTAGCCTGCTCGACCGTAGCAGACGCCGCGCCTAAGATGTTCGTCCCTCTGGCTGCTGGCTGCTGCGCTTTTTTCGGCTGCAGCTTTAAGTAACGCGCCACGCCCGCGACGTGGCCGGATATAATCGCCTCAATAACTTCCGGACGCTTGAGCCGCGCCGCATCTGCCGCGACATCGACAAACAGGTTTTCTGTCAAGACTGCCGGCATGCGCGACTCGCGGCACATGTGCAGATCCTTTTTGCGCTGCCCTCGATCCTTAACACCGAACTGCTGTAGCCGGCTCATGATCTCTGAATGAATAGCATCTTGCAGCGCCGCCGTGGCTGCATCCTTTGTGCCGGAATATGTGTATGACTCAAAGCCTCCTGCGCCGCCCCCGGCGTTACAGTGGACACTGATAAGCACATCAGCTCTAGCAGAATTGGCCTTGTCTGTCCGCTCTTTCAAGGACAAGTAAACATCTGAAGAACGAGTAAGAAGGCATTTAACACCTTCATAATCACGCTCCAAGCGCCGCGCCGCTTCTGTGGCAACGCGTAGCGCAACGTCCTTTTCGACGACTCCATTTCCGCTGCCGCCTGGATCTTTACCGCCGTGGCCGCTATCCCATTCTACAACAACCTCAGTCATTCTTAGCACCACCCTTCTTTGCTTGCTTCACTGTTTGATGCCCAAATACAGCAACAGCACCACACAAAATACCCTGAATTACAGATTCAGCACTAAGCCCAAGGATCGATGTAGTAAATACAATTGCAATCGCTGTTACGAAAAAGATAATTGTCCAGTCTGGTACCAACGGCGTATGTTTCAAAGCAAATCCAATCACCCAACATGCAGCAACAACAACGATTAATGCAGGATTAATCAGTTCAAAAATCATGTTCCATTCTATAGGCATAGTTAAGTACCTCCTAAGTTAATTTAATTGCTGCGACGATTACCGCTACCACAATGCCAATAAATGACCCAGTAACGGTACGCCACAACCACTTTTGATTGTCTTCGATTTTGTTCAGGCGGTGATGAGCTGAATCAGCAGAACTTAACGCTTTAATCGCCATATCTCTGCCATTAATAGCGTCATCCAATTTTTCCTCTATACCGTCGATTTTTGTTTCAACCCGTGTTAGTCGCTGCAATGTTTCAAGCTGTGGATCGGGCATGTCTTCACATCCTTTGTAATAAAATAGCCCCCACGCTGCCGTGAGGGCATAAAAATGGCACCACCTATGCGGTAGCGCCTTATTTTTTCGAATATTCGTCTCCAGTGATGTCCTGATATTGCTCTGGCGTAATCTTGCCATACTCGCAAAACTTGCCGATATACAGCGGATCTTTCAAATCCTTTTTGTAAATCCCCATGTCGTAGTAGCGTTTAATCGTTGCGAACCAATCCATCTTAGATCACTCCTTTTTCAGCTAATTGTAATAGCAATGTTGCGTGGTCTTGCGTGAGCTGCTGGCTTGACGAGTCAATGCCTGCCACCTGCAGCAGCAGCGCCGCATTTTCCTTTTTCAGATTTTCGTTTTCTTTTTGGAGATCCTGAACACGGTTTTCGATGGTGTCAGGCTTTTCATAGTCATAAAAGAGCTGCGCCTTTTTAACATCTACCTTTAGAACTGGAACCATTCCAGAAATGTTAATCGGTTGCGGCATCTCTCCCTCAATTTCGATTCCCAGCGCTTCCATTTGTTTGGGCGTAGGATTAAAATATAACGTCTCGACGCTCAATCCTTCGGATGTTTCTTTGTACACTACGTACATGTTATCCCTCCTTTATGCATATTGTAACAAACAGAAACCCCGTGCCCCTACTACATCGCTCTTCCCCCTATGCCGTTGCAACTATGTGCATCTCTTGCCCAGCAATATGAGAGCTTTGGCCAACTGGCATTATGAAACCGTCACCCGTGATAGTCGGGCTTATAGTAGAGCCGTTTACAGGAGGTAGATGATCTGCATGAACCGCTTCTAAAGGGGTGTAGATAGATGTTTCCGTGTAGACAAAACTACTTCTATTCCCGTCATATGCGCTTCTGAATTGCGGCGCGTAGTTGCCACCAGACCAAAAGTCTATCGCGATGAATTTGGCGCGAAAACCCAAGCCAGTAACTATTACATAATATTCTGGTCTGCCGCTATTTTTATCTACCAAGAAATACGTGTAGTCGGACGATGCTAATTGAATGATGATCGCGCTTGTACGAATCTGTCCAATCTTCCACTCTAATGTCCCCCATTCATCGGCTGCGGATGCTGGAACCCCCTTGGCGTTGATTGCACCCGCGATTCTACCTCTCCACTCAACGCCAGATTGAAAAGCCTCATTCGCTTTGTCCATTGCCGCCTTAACAGCACTTTCTGTTGCAGCTACATTCGTCCGAGTGCCGCTCGTTGCTGTGGATAGCTGTACAATTCCAGCAGCCGATACAGACGCACCCGGTAATCGATCGGCTGCCATAGTACCAGTTGTAATATCGCTTGCATCGTGTTTGTGTGATCCTGCAGCCTTACTGTTCCAATCATCCCGTTCGGCTGCTGTAATGTGCTTCGTCATGTCTTGGACGTGCGCGTTAAGGTCTGTTTTTTTAGCAGCTCCGATCGAATCCGGCGTAATCTTGGTCAAGTCGATGTCCGCGACTTTCTGATCGGTGTATACCTTTGCCCTTGCTTCCGCCGCATCTAAATCATCATGTGATGCCCACACAAGGGATTCGTCTATCCCAGCTGTTACATTGGAAGCATTACCAACGATCGTACTAATGTCGATCGGCTCCTCGATGATGTTTGATCCGCCTTTTGCGGGGATGTAATCAGCCGTCTCACCAGCATTCCCGTAGCAGTAAAGGATTTCACCGACATCAGGATCTTGAGCGAAAATACCGATCTCACGGAGGTAAAAGCCATTTGTTACGTTTTGATTTGACAATACAGTTCCAACTACCGCTCGCCCTCCTGGGCGAGTTTGTAGCTTTAAAACGGGTAGCGTCAAAACTGGATTAATCAATCCGGTAAGGTCTGAAATTGGTCGCCCTCCAAGCTGACCGTCTCCAACACGGAAACGAGTATAGCGCAACTCTGCACCTGTCTGCGCTTTGGCTTGAAGTGCCTTCCCCTTGTTGGTGATCATAAATGTAAAAGCACCCAATGCTTACACCACCTGTTCAATAAATAGTCGTTTCCCTGAGTGATATACGAATCCAAAATTAAGATCCATTGTCCCATTCCTGGTCAACTCGATTTTTTCAAGCCAGCTGCGCGTATTCTTGACCGAGTTAATAGCTGCAAGAAGCTCCTGCGCCCTCTCATTTGTCGCAGCTGGATCGGATGTTGATACTTTGAAGTAACCTGGCTTGCCTCCGTACTCATACCATTCCTCTACACGACCACTGCCGAATATAGTTGTAACAAGTTCGTTCACCGCCGATGGCGTGCCTTTTCGCTTATGCCAGGCTAAGCTATTTTTAACGAGCTCCCGCTTTTGTTCGATGGGAAGTTCCGGATCGTAGAAGTCAACATGAAACTGGTATGCGAGCTCGTCCACCCATTGCTCATTTAGTTGGTCTATATGGTGGAGTATCGCTACGGATGGCATGAGCTGCGTTACTTGCTGCAACTCTGCGTCGATTGCTTCGGCTGCTGCACGCACATTTTCATCCTCCTGTAGATTCGGAGGAACCAAGTCTATAAGCCGGATCTGCCCGATATTAATCATCCTCAATCCCTCCATACGTCACTTTTGGCGCGGTGGCAATGGCGACCTGAGTTTTTTCAATGACTGTATATGCTGGCGAGGTGACGGCTACACGTCTAGCTCCGGCATTCATGGCTAAACGGATAAGTTCCGATGGATTAATATCGCGACCTATGCGCGCTTTTTGCCATTGAATGTATGTCGTGACGGCCTGTTGTACTCGGTTCTGAATACTCGCAGCGTCCGTAGCGTTGAGGCTGTCGATCCAGTACGTCATGTCGATGTCATAGCTGACAGCATCCGGCGCAAGCACCGTCACCTTGTCCGTCAACGGCCTGATCCGGTCGCTGTTACAAGTGGCGTGCACTGCCTGAAGGATGTCCGATGACGGCAGCTCACCGTCCCGCATAAGCACGCGGATTTCTACCTCTGCTGGAGCAGGCGACCATACCAAGACATCCATGATGTCCTTGTTTGCTGATCTCGCCCAATATTGATACGCTCCAGTAGGACCGGCAACTGAGAAACGTTCTGGCGATGTGTATATGCGCTCACGATAGTGGTCGTCATCTTCTCGATCTGTGCCGCCTGCGCTGGTAGTTAAGTTCTTCACTTGATCGATCCAAGGTAGCGGATCAACGAGTGTTGATATCTGACCTGGGATAAAACCATTGCCACCCTGTCCAGGAGTCAGGCAGCGGCATGAAAGATCGATGTGCAGAGCCCCCGGTTTTATTTCACCAACATTGCTCGTTGCAAAAAATATTTCACTACCTGGGCTCACACGCGTACCTGCAGGAATCAATACCGCCTCTGCCAGCGGAACGGACAAATGAAAGCGAACGGTTGTCAGTGCCGGAGAAGCTGCAAGGCGCTCCGTCTCGACCATCGCGCCAAGGTGATCCAGGTAATCGCCCTGAGCGTAGCGAAGAAGGTTTTGCTTGGCGGTCTGATTTATCACCACTCGCTGTTGCACAATGATCTGAGCGATGCTCAAAAGAAAGAGGCGCACCGGATCCGCAGGGTACAGCTTGCGGTTAGTGATCGCCTCATACGTAGTTATCATGTTTTGCACGGTTTTGTTGACGTCAGAATCAACAAACTGTATATCAGGAAGGTCATTCAGTGCCAACGTCTTTCCCCTCCTCTACTATGTTGTAATCCACCAGTGGAAATGCTTTTCCGTTCTCTCCAGTCTTTACAATTACCTTTGTGACCTCTACTCGTGGCTCACATTCCTGAATAGCTTCGGTCACTCGGATCGCAAGCTGCGATTCCAAGAATGGCACAGGCACATCCTGCGGAGTATCAAGTCCAAAATTGCGGAACAAAGGAACAGTACCCAGAACGGTATCGATTATGCATTTTACATTCTGCTCTATTTCTTCAGCTCGTGTGGCTGGATGAAAGTTCGCCTTCATTTCAAGTACTCCTTTAATCGCACATCGATGTCAGCCGTGAGTAAATTACCTTTGGCGTCGATCTTCTCCCATACTTGCTCATGGCTTTCGATTACCCAGCGATACCGTCCAATGGGTAGCCCGCCAATAACTAGCGCATGCGGCTTTGCTTCACGCTGCAACGTAGACAATCGGCTGACTTCCCAACGAACATTGAGTCCAAAAAGATAATCAAATCTCATGGTGAATCCGATATCGTCGAGCCCTGGACCAATGTGCTGCAGTACAGGGCTTTTTCCAAGGACATCGATCTCGGCAAAACGGGATGCGCTTGATCGAGTGAAATTGTCGAACGTCCTGATCTTCGAACTGGTCACTAGGAAGTTGATTGGTCCCAAACTGCCGATCATACAACCGCCCTCCCCAACATTACCGCCGTTAGAGTGCTATCCGGCGGAGCTTCGATGTTGATGCCGCTTCCGGTGTATACAGCCTTGTAGTTGGATATCTGCTGCAGTTGGCCGTTAATTGTGCCTTTCATCCCAATGATAAATGTATCCTCCGACTCCCAACCATCCGGATATTGCACACTGGCGGCCGTACCGCTCACCTTGGCGACGTGGACAGCAGCAGGGGCTGCATCTGGCAGCTGCTCACCCTGGATGTAGTAGCAACCACCCAGGCAAAAGCCGTCATTCGTTCCCGTTGAAAGAAACACACAAACGACGCTATCCTTTACCTTCGGCATCATGGTCACGCCTGGCGGCATGATTACAGGGAGCTGAGCGGATACAGCGTCATCCTCATCGAAAAAGGACACGCGTACCGCGCCTATATCCGATGATACCGCCGTAACCGTTCCTGTTTTAATCGTTCTCTGATTCATAATTACCACCTTAATGCCTTTCTGATTTCCAGGCTTGTTGTATAGCCACCGGAATCAATTTGATGCGTGGCCGAATCGATTATATAGATGCCAGAAAACTGGCCGGAATTTACGATCTTGATCGTGGTTGCCGTCATCAACCTCGGATCGCCTACTAGCGTCAATCGTGCGCGGCCTGCCTCTTTGTTCTTGTCACGAAGCGCATTGCGTGCAACCCTAAGTCCTTCCGCTTCAGAATCAACCTGCTGATTCAGTTTTAAGATAGGTCCATTCTGTGGGGCTCCTGGTGCTCGATACGTAGCGGATATGGTTTTCTTTTCTTGGGCGTCGTGTACGCCACCTGACAAGCAACATATCTGGTATTGCTACTTGCCCAGCGGAATGAGTAATCCGCTACCTGGCCACCGTAAAGGTCTATGTCGAGAAGAGGCGGTTTCTTCTCGTATGTCGCTACGTCAAACAACACGAGCATTCCATTTGCCACCTTGATAGCGACGCCTTCCTTCGCAGCCTGTGCATACAAAAATGCGGTATCCGTCTGTTCCGTTTGGTCGATACGGTCGTAAGTCGGGTTAAATCCGACATCATACTTTAACTTTAGGCCGCCACGCTTTGCCACGTCTTCCGCGATGCGCTTCAACGTGACCTTTTCCCATACCTTCGTCCGCTTCGTTTGCTTGATCTCCGCAGCAGCTGGATGCGACGTTGCTCGAATGGTAACGAGAGAGGGCGGTCCCGTAACCTCCAGCTCGTCCAGATAGAACTTGCCTAGCTTGAACTTCTTAACAACGCCTGAGCCGAGTTGATCCGTCGTCTCGATAGCAACCTCAATCGCGTCCCCTTCTTTCGGTGCCCAGGAAGCGATCCACTGGCCGGCGCGATCCTCGATAACAAGAGAAAGATCGTCCAGCTCTCCGCTCGTGCCGTCGGTGTATGTCGCTGAGACGATCTTTCCTGTGAATATCTTCGTAACTTGTTTCCCATTGTATGTTACATGGACGACTGTCTTTCTCATTCAACATCCCTCCAAGGCGGAAGATCGGCGTCCACTTCTGGCTGCGGCTCCGGGATCAGAAGCTCGACGCCAGAACCAAAAACGACGGTCTCAATGTGGCCGGAATTGGCCTGCATCAGTACCGTCATTTGCAACTCGCTGCCCATCTGCTGCAGCGCTATAATATCCCAAGTGTCTCCCTGGGTGGTTACATATTTACGCAAGTCTGACACGTCCTTTCTGGCGAGTAGCTTCCTGCACAGCAGCAAGTATGTTGCTCTTGTATTGCTCCATCTTGCGCTCTAATTCTGCTAGCGTTGAGTCATCAACACTGCCCTGTACGTTTACAACAAAATCACCTATAGAAATATTAGCAGGGCTAGTTTGTGGAGCTGACACACCAGAACCCTGCAGTTTTGCTTTCAGGCCGCCAGAAGCATAATCCCGAACACCTAATGCCTTGCCAACCTTATCATACAAGGACAACGCCTGATTTCGCTTGTTAGCTGCCAATGGAATAAATGCTTCAGGTCCTTTCTCAGCAAATATACCCATGTGGGGACTTGTGGCAATACCACCGTCAGCATATGCCCGAATCCCTCCTGGTGCTGTCGGAACGTTGCGAGAGGATGGAGGTTGAATGTTTGGCGGTACTTGTCCAATTTGCTTAAACAAGGTTGTGATTTCTACCGCCTTCTCACTAGGCAGCCCGTCAAGTTTTTGAGCAAACTCATTGACTTTTTTAATGACTGCTTCTGTCTTAGCCTTCTGTTCCGTTGTGAGCTGATTATATTTTTTAGCCGCCTCTTCAAGCGGCATGTCTAGCCCTTCCTCAATCGTAGTTAATTCCTTGAAATTAGTAAAAGCCGCTGCCGCCGTATCGGAAAGCTCCTTCACGATTTGCTCGGCTTCCTTCATTTTTTCAGTAGCTTCTTCGGTTTTTTATTTACATTTTTGAGGGTATCCTGAAGAGCTTCCGCACTTGTAGAAACACCCGTAGACAACCCAGTCTTTTCATTCAATTCTGCATTTATTTGCTTAAATAGCCTGTCTTCTTCTTCTTTGCTGATTTTCCCAGAATCTCTATCGGCGTTTACTTTTTGCGCTCTATCTCTTAACTCGGTTATTGTTTTAGCGTTGTTTACACTCGTGATCCGTTCCCGCTCCCACTTCTTCTGATCCCCGACTGCTTCCTGATACCGCTCTTTCTGCTCGGGCATTTTTGCCTGTGCCTCATTCACAGCGGCCTGCAAGTCAATCTTGGCAGATTGCTGCTTCAAGGAAAGCCTATCTCGCTCCAATCCAGCTTGCTCTCGCAGTTTACCACTCTTTGCATCCTCGGCTTTCAGGATCTCCGGATTCATATCGATAAGCTGCCGTTCAACCTTTCTCAACTTCTCACGAGCAGCTGCTAACTCACTCGCTGGCGCTTTAGCTTGATCGATTTTAAGCTTCAACCGATCGTATTCAGCCAGGAGCTGTTCCATCCTCTTGAGTTGTCCATCAGCTTGCTTGTAGTTCCCTAAGGCTGTTTCCATCTTCTTTCCAAGCTGAACAAGGTCTTCCCTAGCTCGTCGGCTACGTGTGGAAATAAGGTAAATGCCACCGGCAATAGCTCCGGTTGCCGCCATAGCCCAACCCACTGGACCAGATAGGAGACGAACAGCAACACTGAATCCACCTACAGCACGAGTCAGAGCAATCACGCCGCGCGTTACCTTTGTAATTGGATAGGCCGCTAACGCTATCCCGCCAAGTACCATAGTGGCTTTACCGTGCTTACTTGCGATTTCGGTTCCTAGATCGGCCAACTTCTTGAGCGTCGGACTCAGTACCTTCATACCAGTTATCTGCAGCGTCTCCATAGCACTTCGGAACAACTCGACCGAACCTTTCGCATTGTCCAGGCGTGTTGTGGCCACGTCCAGAGCTGTGACGCGTGATGCCTCAGCGTAGAAGTCCCGGACACCTTGTGCACTCTCTTTATAGAGAATGTTCGCGGCACGAACAGCATCCGTTCCGAACATCGTTTTCAAAGCAACTTGCCGCTGCTGATTCGTTAAGCCTTTGAGTGCTTTGTTCAGCTCGCCAGAAATGATTTCAAGGTTTTGCATATTTCCAGCTGAATCGTAGAACACGGATGACATTGCACCAGCGTTAAAGGCCATCTCTCGGAATGATTTATTGGCCTTGTCGCTTCCTACTTTAGCGCCTGCAACTTTAGCCGAGTATTTCATAAATGAATCAACAATGTCCTTCGTCGCTGTAGATGCAGGCTTTACGCCTTGGGATTGCAAGAACTGCAAGGCCTTGGTTGCGTCGAAGGTCATCAAACCAAGTCGTTCGAACTCGCCTATAGCATCAGCTGTAACTGGCGTAAGGTTCAAGAGCATAGTTTTCAGCGACGTACCAGCATCCGATCCTTTTAAGCCGTTGTTAGCGAAGAGCCCAAGCGCGGCATTCGTGTCGTCAAAGCCTAAACCAACACCGGATGCAACAGCTGAGGCCTGCGAAAGCGCCATTTTGAGCTCCATGACGTTTGTCGCGGAGGCGTTCGCCGTACCTGCGAGCATGTCTGCTGCATGGGATGCTTCCATGGCGTCGCTTCTGAATGCGTTCATGGCCGTGGACATGATCTCTGCAGCGTCAGCCAACTCCAAGTTACCTGCAGCAGCAAGGTTGAGTGCCGCTTCAATGCCACCGCCTTTGATCTTGTCGATCGATAGGCCAGCTTTTACGAGCTCTTCAATGCCTTGGGCAGACTCTAATGCGCTATACTTTGTCTTTGCTCCCATGTCCAGCGCTAGCTGTTCGATCTCGCCCATCTGAGACTTTGCGATACCGCTGACAGCTTGGATACTTGAAATTTGCTGTTCAAAGTCGATTGCCTTTTTGAAACTGGCCATTGCGAAAGCACCAGCTCCAATACCCGCAGCAGTTCTGGTCATTTTGGACTTGAGCTCATCAAGCGTATTGGCTTGCTTCCTCATGCCCTTATCTACTTTTTGCGTCTGGTTGTAGAGCTTTTGCATCTCTGCCCCAGCTCCTCCCATAGAACGCAAAAAGGAGGCCTGCAACTGGCCTCCCAAACGGTACGCTATTTCATATGTTTTCATCGGCTTTCACCGCCTATATCCTCGGATATGCCTACCCACTCCTGGAGCTCATCCAGCGGTAACGATAGCCAGTACGAGATGGGGGAATGAAAGTGAACAGAAAGAACGGCCGCCCGTTCCCGGAGCAGCCGTGTTAAACTAGTTCCCTCTATTCGTCCCCCAAAATAAAAACTTGTACCAGGCGTGTTACTTCCGCCGCATCCTTAAGCCCCAAGGATAGAATTAGCTCTGGTGGACACTTGGCTGCTAGAGCTGCAATGTACGCTTGCATTTCTTTCATTAGCTCCTTCAAATTGGCCATTTCGTTACCAGGAACAGAACGAACATATTGCCGTTCTGCAGTAATTAGATCCTGGCCTGTCAAGGACTCAAAATCGAGAGTCAGTTCTGTAACTTCCTTACCTTCAAACGTGATAGGCTTTTTTAGCTTGTAGACTTGTGCCATCGTCAATTCCTCCCTTACAGTCCTAGCATCCGGCGCCGGTTTTCGCTCCAGTCTCGACCGTTGACTTTGTAGATATTGTTCAACTTATCAACTTCGAAAAGAACCTTGTCGTCTTCTTCCGATTTTATATATAACACCTCTAGCTCGGTCGAAGCGTCCATCGTTGCCAAATTGTCTGCCTGACCCATATCAAAGTTTTTGGTGAAACACTTAACAGTGATTTTTTTACCAACGTCGAAGTAGTTAATTTTTGTCTTATCGAAACGCTGGATGACTGATCTAAAAGTAATAAGATGCGCCACCGGCTCCATGAGGATAACAGCTGCTGGTTCCGGAGCGGTACGCCATTTGAAACTCATTGTCATGGAGCTAAAATATCCCGGCGTGATGCTTTCAAATTCACCGCCGATACCTGCACCTTTAATCTGAGTCGTGATCCCTTGTAAGTTCGGAAGCTGCACAGTAGCTGTTCCTAAATAAAGATCCGAGTCCTTGAAGACGCTGTATTCTATCAATTTTTCGTCAATCTGATTACGCATATCGTTCCCTCCTTAATTAGCCTGCCAAGGCCTTCAAGTAATTAGTATCGAATTGCAGCGTGAACTCGATATCCTCCGCAATTGGTGTTAATCCTACGAAAATCTTAAATCGAATAATTCCATTCAACAGGGCGGATTCCGGATTCTCAGTCGGATCGTATTCGATTCGGCCGCCGAGAATTGCGCCTGCAGATACCAGACCGTTAAATTTAATACCGATTTTGTCGACAATCATCTGTATGAAATTGCGATTTACTTGACGATCGACATCCTCGAACGTGTCCGTAATCACAAAATTGTTGATCCAATACATAGTTCGCTTTGAAGCGAGCATGTTGTCTTTCATGTCCTTATTTGCAGGGAATGCACTGGTTCTATTGCCCCACAATACGAACCCGTTAACAAACCTCATTGCTGTAGCGATACCTTGCTCATTCAACTTGTTAGCCTGATCAATTCCTAGCAGCACAGTTTTTCCATCTGCAAGCACGCAGCCGTCTGCAACCATTTGACGGTTTGATGGAGATGCTGTTGGGATACCCCCATTGGCGGTGTCCATCTGCCCGATGATGCCCGCGACATGCGTACTCATGTGGTACTGGAGGCCGTTGCGCACCACTTTCGGCCAGCACACGTATGTGCCCGGATCGTTTGCCTTTTTCCCTTCGATGGCAGCTGTAATCGTTTTGGCCGCATTCGTATCGATGTCAATCAGTGTTATTGCCTTGAAAATGCCGTTGATGTTCTGTGCCTTTGATGCCATTGCATCGGCAACTATCGGATCCGTACTAAATTTCGGCGCAAGAACCAACTTAGGGACATCGCCCAAAAGTGGCATCATGATATCTAGGAGTTCCAGGCCTGTCCGAGTGTCATCCGTAGCTACCCCTATAATGTCTGTACTCTTGACCTTGCTGACATCTGGCATATCGCAAGTGAGTGTCAATCCAGTTACAGGTAACTTTACACTGGATCCGGATGGAATTGTGATAACCAGGTAACCGTCTTCGTTCAGTGATGCCTCGTAATCTTTGCCCTTTGCTAGATCGGCTTGGTCTTTGAGAGAAACGGATTCAAGGATTGGATACAGAATAGCCGTCTCCGTTTCCGGCTTAGATAGGTCAATTGTGGCTGTGTTGCTCTTCTTGGCCTTTGTCATGTCCATCACATTCACGAAAATAGCGTCGCGTTGCTTGTACAGTGTAAAATGCGATTCCATAGCCTCATGAAGTGTATAGCTATCGAAGTCAATCGAGTAACCAAAAATGGTCTTTGCCTCAGCTCTTGACGATAAGCGAACCGGTTCATTCACCGGTCCTTTTGGCGCAGTGCCAAAAAAACAGGCAACGACGTTGATACTGTCGTGCCTGTTACTGGTGTATCCTTCTCGCGAACTCGCGAGCCGTGAAAAAAATCAGCCATATGCTTTTATCGCTCCTTTTTCGTCGATTATATTGGGTAGATCCCATTGTGTGATAGCTGTGCCAAGGAAATACGGATACGGCTGTTCCTCCGGAATTGTCCATTCATATTCTGGACGTATCCGGAACCGTCCACCAATGACTGGCTGACGGAGCAGTTCAGTCTCTACATACTCCATTAGATTAATTAGAGCGTACGCTCCGGGGCTCGTGTTCTTGGTACCATTCGGTTCTTCTTCGGCACGGCCAAATACGCCACAAGTGAGTTCTATGGACACGTACCGTTCATCTTTATTACGCTTACCGTGATATGGCCGCACCTCGATAAACGGATAATCCGATTCCCGTCGTTTTTGATCAGGCAGGGGAACGTACCATTCAAACACATTAACTGGCTTGTATTCGCCATCCAGCTCACCTGCTTTTGCGCCTTGGGCTGTATGGTATGTCGCCAACACTTCCCGAAGGTGGTCAGCCAGGTTACGTACTAGCAGTGAAACAGTCAATTAAATCCGGCCTCCTTCATAGCTCGATCCATCTCATGAGTAAGACGTTCTTCAAGCTTCTTTGTCATTTCATTCTGTAGCTTGTCCCGGATCTTTGCTGAGTTGAGCATGATCGGTACACCAGGACCGTACAGCTGCTCGATTGGCAACCTGCTCTTTCCTGTACGGCGATATACGCCCAGGCTGCTGTTTCGCATATTTTGAACAAAAGCCCCGCTTATTGGCTTTTTGTTGCCCCTCTTAACGGCGGCCTTCAAGACTTTTGGTCGTCGCTTAACAGGCCTCGTCGGTGTTGTTTTGAACTTGATGAGCCGTATATTTTGACCTTTCGATTTGAACACGAGCTCATCATTTGTCTGAGTCAATTTCAAGTTACCGTACTTTTTCACGTCGCCAGCTCGGATAAGGTATTCCTTGCGGACTTCCTGTACGGCCACTGTCTGGAGCCGCTGACCGGTTCGTTTGAAAGCCCGGTTAACGGCTTTTGGTGCTTTCTGGGCAAGCTTTTTCACGGCTACTGCTGCCTCTTTAAAGGACTTAGCATCAGATGTAATCATGACCGTTTCGCTCCAATCTTACGGTAACAAGCCCTTTTTCCTCTCCAGCCCCGATGACTATATATTCCTTCTCGTTCACAATCATGGGCTGCCCCTTAACCGGCACAAAGCCAAGATCAGACAGTCGTACATACATCGTCATCATGACGTTGTATACGCCTCGTGGGTCGATGTCGTACCCCCTAGAGATAAGACGCTTGCGCTCGTCGATGGAGTTGTGCGTGATAGTCACACACAACTCCTTGCCGTCGACGATAGCCTTTTCGCCCATCTCGGCTGGATTAACAAAGATGAGCAAGTCATCATTTAAGAAATCATTGAAACTCTTCATTTTTTCTTCTTACCAGTAGCTGGCTCTTCTGGCTCTGGTGCCTCCTGAGCTTCTAGTTCTGGCTCCTCTTCTACCGGTGTTGGTGTCTCGGATGCTTCTGGTTCCTGATGCTCTAGCTCCTCAGCAACAGACTGTTCAACTTCCAGCTGCTCGTCCACTTCTATTTCCTCGGCATGGCCACCTTCGATAAGCAACTTGATGAACTCTTCATCATGAATGTACTCTCGAACGTTATCGCCTCGGGAAAGCAGGTGACCAGCATAGCCAATCGGTGTTTTCGCAATCAGTTTTTTAGTCATGTGGATCCTCCTTATTTACCGGCATTCATGTACAAGCCCCGGCTATCCAGGACTGTAACGCCGTAGTCGAAGTAGATACGGAATTCCATACCGAGACGGTCGAAAGCAACATGTGATTCGAGAGTAGGTTCTTCTTTACCTTGTAAGTAAGTAACCTCAATCGTATCTGCAGCCATTGGATCTGTGGCTAAGTACCACGCTGTTGTACTATATTCATCCAACTCAGCATCAACAATAAGTTGTGTAGCGTTACGGAACACGTTAACTATGCCGCTATTGTTGCTCTCCAAGCCCGCCGGAGAAGCGATAAATTTACTTGCAGCCGTTTCTAATGTAGCTGGGATTAGCATGAACTTAGGCTGAAGGTTAAGAGTAGATAAGCCTCTGATCGCTTTTTGTCGACGCATTGCCGTGCGTGCTTCATCCATAGTTGCCTCATTCGGTACCCCGAGGATGCTAGCAATATTCTTATGATCCGCATGAAACAAATTCTTACCGTCTGAAATAACCGGATTCGCTGCTAGCATCTTATATACAAGTCGGTTTAAACCGCGTTTGGCCGCTGCAACATACGCCCGTGGCACGCGGTTGAGCATGGATAAGTCGTCATTGATGAAAGCTTCACGAGTAAAACCCCAGCGTTTTGAATATGTCAGCACGCTCTTTGTAACCTTCTCGTCCTTCATCGGATCATCAAACGGGATTACTCCATTTTGCGGTGTCTTCTCCAGTTCTCCCGCCTCTGAAATGCGATAGTGCTCGGCTGCCTTAAAATCCGGGTTGCTCCCTCTACTTGTCCATTGTTGGAAAGTCGTAGGCACTTCCTGGTAAGCGTTTGACAATGTTTTCGTTACTGCGTTTGAAACAATGCCTTGGAACGTACTGTCAGGAGACATATTGTTTCCGTCGCGTTTAAGTGCAGTACGCATTAGTTGCTCAGCATCCATACGGTGCGCGTTTGTTACTCCCTCCCGCTGCAAGCAGTCGATGGCGATATCGCGAAGACTCATTCCCCGGAACTCATGTGCTCCTGGTGCCGGACTCGCAACATGAACCCCGGAACGCATCAACAAGCCATCGGAAGCAGCTGCGCGGATCTTGTCTGTTTCTTCTGCAGTTACCTGAATTGTACCCAATGCAGGTGTATGCGGTTGTCTCGTACTGCGCATCTGCTCAAGAATAGCATCCTTTACGGAAGCAACTGTTGATTTATTCCGGATATACTCAGCAGGATCAACGGAGAATTCCCGACATAAGTCCATAATCTCCAATGTACGAGCAAGCTCCGCATCAGTTGCTGCTCTAGCTGCTTCTCCATTAGGTTCTGTTGCTGTTCCAGTCGTTGCGCCTGGCACTCCTCCTGCATCTGGTGCGTGTACAAGCCCCTGAGCTGCAAGGGCAATATGCTTCAATCCTGGCATATGTTTGTCATCTCCTTCATTTATTTGTGGCGCTGGCATCGGCTCAGCGCTTCTACCAACCCCAACCGTTGGATCGGCCGGGGTAGGCTCGATACTAATTTCAAATGGCTGCCACTTCAGAGCCACATATGCCGGTCCTTGATGGCGTCCATTTGCGGACACGCTGCCTGCTTTCACTTCCTCCCAATTGGTTACGCTGTAACCAACAGAAACGCCCTTGATTACGCCTTTAACGACTTTTCGGAATACCTTGTCGGAATCCTCATCATCGTCAAAGCGCACAAGGGCGCGGGCTTTTCTGGTGCTTGCATCCACCCATGACTTTTCTACCGTTCCGATAGGCATTCGTCCATATTTGGCATCGCGACCGTGGGAAAAGAGTAGAACGCCAACATCCTGCAACCGTGATAAATCAACAGCTCCATTGTCATGGCTCAATATTTCATTTCCAAACCATCTGCGGTACGGCTCCTCTGAGCTGAACGACAGTTCGACGGTGCGTTCCTCTTCGTTGATCGTCGATCCGTCGATGCTCCAGGCGCGCGTCAGCTCGCCTGTTTTCGGCCCGCTTCTATGCAGCACCGCCGGAATTGCTATGTTGGTCACCTTTTACACCTCCCATAAGTTTTTGTTCGAGCAGCCGTTCGGCAACGCGCTGCTCGATGACTTCGCGCCAGTCTTCCCCGTTTTCTGCGCAGATGCGGGCTAATGTGGTCTGACTGGTCTCAAGTGCTACCTTGTTGGCTGCGACTTCCCGCGTCGGGTCAATCCAGGCGGAGCCCGATGGGATCCATGCATGTTTGGCAAGCGCCGTGATGTCCGCCTTTGGCGGTACCGGCAGCGCTCCAACAAGAATCTGTGACCCTACAAACTCGTAAAAAATCGGCGTTAGAACCCGGTTCACCAAAGATCGAATATAGCGCTTGTACGTCTTCCGATCCTCTACGACACCTTGCCGGGCACTGGAGTATGTCACATTGCCCAGGTCCCTGCTGATTGCTTCATAGCTCAGCCCTACGCTGGCCCCGATCAGGCGCAGCATGGTCATGACGTGCTGCGCGGTATTCGAGGACTGTCCGGACGGTATGACCGTCTGAACCTCGTCCCCCGGGTTGAGCTCGCCAATCATGCCAGGCTCAAGCGACATGCCATCATATCGCCCCTCAACTGGCTTGATCATATTGTTCAGACGGCCAGCCGGTCCCGCTGGAAGAGCCTTCTTTATGAAGACACTGAGACAAGCCAGTACTCGTTCCTTGATATTCACCGCTTCAAGAAATTCATTTACGTCTTTAACCCGGTTGAGTGATGTCGCCAATTCGGATATTTCCCGGACTTGACGCGGATCTGACTTGTGGTGCCAAAAAATCACGTCTTCTGCCGGAATTCGGACGAATTCACCTTGCACCTGCAATGTTCCCTTGTATTTTTTAAAATAATAGGCAACATGCTTGCCGTGTGCGTTGATCTCCACGCCGTCGATAACCTCGTTCCCCTTTGTCGGCTCGATATTGGTTACGGATAACGTTGTGTCAAGCTCATCCACGGTCCGCAGTTGAATCTTAAACGGGAACCTTTTGTCGTCGGTGAAGGCCTTGTAAATAAAAATCCCGCCGTCAACAATACGGCGGGTTAATATCGTTTCCAGCATCTCCGTAAAGTCTTGAGCAGCTGTGACATCGCAGTTTTCTGCTTTTGTCCAATCCTTCCAAAGCTCTGTAATCTTTTCGGCTGTGTCACCTTCTGCTTTCGACTGCAGAGCAAGGCCCTCTCCGATGACGCCGCGCTGAAAAGCAGCAAGAATGGCCTTGCCGATGTCGCCGTTTCGTTCCATGTCCTGGGCACGGGCCCGGATCAGTTCGCGCTCCATCCTAACGCGCTGCTCATTCCAGCCAGATTGCGGATTCCAGTTGAGCGAGAGGCGGTCAACGCTGCCTGAGTCAAACACGGACATGCCCCGCCGCCAGGCTGCACGCTTGTATGCCCAGCGCGGGGACACGGCGGCAATCATCTTATCCAGTTTGTTCATTTCGTTTGTCACCTCCTCCAGAAGACGGCAGCCGTGAAGATGCCGTCATTATCTATGATCGCGAGCTGCCTTTCGAGCCGGTCCCGCTCCGCAAGAAGTGTCGACAAATCTGCCCGGCGCAAACGCCTATTGTCGATGGTGTACTCCTGACCACCGAACATAACAGCATCAATCGCTTCGTTTATCTTTTTCAAACGTTCTCTGAGCTGTTCCTTTTGCTGGTCATCCATCAGATTCCTCCTTTCACCCAACTACTTCTATGGACAACCGGTCCCGGCCGTATGGGTTTTACCGCAAGATTCGGTTTAGCAACTGGTGGTGCAGGCAGTGCCGCTCGTTTTAGATACCGAATACCCAAGTGATCAGCAGCAAAGGCGGCATAAACCTCACAATCGAGATAGTGGTTATCAGCAGATGTAGTTTTTTTGCGCCATACTTCTATCGTTTTATTGCCTACTTTCTCTTTAACCTTATGTTCGGCAGTTACCTGCGAAGTATAATCCTCGTCGCATCCGTCATAGACTAACCACGCTCCAGGTTTGTCTACTTCTCGATTTATACGATTTGCAATGAAATCCTTGTAGTATGAGGTATCAAGGATAAACAAACTAATACCAAAAAGACCGCGTTCTATGCGGTCTAATGTTGTAAGGGTGTATTTCGTTTTCAGTTCTCCTGATGCACCTTTAACTGCCACAGCCCACTCGCTGTTCATGCTGCAAAACGTGTAAGTATCGTCAGCGTTATAGCCTGAATCAATAGCGCATAACGCTACAAAGTGTTCAATGCTATCTGGTGTATAGTACGGCAAGTTCATAACCTCTTCGATAAAGTCCCAGGTCTCGCAAAAGCCATGACGAACGTTCCAACTTGTCATCCCCTCGCCCCAGGCACGGATCGTGTAATAGAATCTATCTTTCTGGACGTCGACGCCTCCTGTAAGAAGTAACGCATCTGGAGGAACAACACCATCTACATAATCACTTGATCGCTGTGCCAACTCAGAACTATTCATCTTGACTGTCGTTTGTTCCCAAGGCTCAGCCAACCAGCTATTAATAAAGTTCATGAGCAAGTCTGGATCGTTTTTCGATGTTACAAACTCATAGGCAACATCACCAAAACGAAGCCACGGACTATAAATGGCATTAATCCGGAACGATGTCTTACTAGCGAGGCGGTGCTTACCGTCTTCATCTTTCCATTCACCTGCTCGGAGCATTCCGGGCTTGTGCATGTCGCGGATGATTCCAAGGCATTTTTCACATTCATAATAAGCGGTCATTCTGATTTCGTCTGGCGATAGCGTTGAATCGTAGACGATTCCGCCGCCTGTTTTACGCCGTTTAAAGACGAAAGTCTGATAATGTCCACAGTGTGGACAAGGTACAAAGTATTGAAGTTTTACTGAACACCCTTCATGAGCGGACCATATCGGCCCTGAACGTACCGTAGGCGTCGAAGTCTGGACTATCTTACGATTGAATGTGAAAGTCCTAGTACGCTCCCGTGCTAACGCTCTTGGATCTGCTTCTTTTCCCGCATTTTTAGGAAACTTGTCTACCTCGTCCATAAAAAGATACCGGATAGGTCGGGAAGCAAGGGATGCCGGACTGTTGGCACCTGATAATACTACATACATGCCGTCAAGTTGGATCTCAAGCAGTTTACTTTCGTCTGGCCGATGTTTATCAGCAGTTGCCGGACTAAGTTGTATCATAGGTGTGATCCGGTTTTTGCTGGTATACTCGGCAAGCTCCAATGTCGGGTAAACAATTAGTGCTGGATCCGGATCCTGAGCTATTATATACCCCAGCATGTTATTCAACGATTCCGTACCGCCAACCTGCGTGGGCTTGACGAATACGATCTCTTCAACGCGATAATCATTCATCGCGTCCATGATTCCACGTAAATATGGAGTACGATCCGCATTCCATTGACCTGGCTCAGAATTCTTCGAATCCAAGATACGAAACTTGTCTGCCCACTCAGAAACGGTAAGCTTTTCAGGCGGCCGTAGAATTGCTGCAGCCTCTACAATCCACGGCGCAACCTCTTCAATCTGTTGCTTCTTTTTTCGCGTCATAGACGCCCCTCACTGACATTTGCAAGAGCACACCATGCACAACGTCCGCAATGTTTTGTTCAATTTGCCTAGCTTGCTCTGGCGAGACATAGGGAGCGATCTCAGTAGCGACTTTACGGCTAAAACCCGTTAGGCTGCGTCGCAGTATTACAAAGAATCGCTGCAAGTCGCCTATGGCCTCATCGCGACGTATGTACTCGCCGCGCTCAACCTCATTCCTCAATGTAGCTGCCTCGGCTTGTTCTTTCTTCAAAAGCGCTTCATACCGGAGCTTCATTTGTGCAAGTGACTCTTCGCCGTCTTCCGAATCTGCACCCTTTTTTCAGCCATGAATTCAATTACAGCTGTTAGTTCGAACCAACCAGTTTGCACCCGCTCCAATCCTTGTTTTACATAGTTGTTTAGCGTGTTCCGGTGGATACCGAGCACCGTCTGAACGCCCTTTGAGGAAATACATACTTTTCCATCTATACCTTTGAATAACTTCTCGATATCCAACGCAAAACACCTCCTAACATGCACATGCACAATGATTTTTAAATTTCATACTCGGCCGGATTTCGGGGTCGCGAGCACCCGCATAGCCCCCACCCCCCTGGAAAGAACCTACCGCCCGTATAAACTCTGCTGTCATCCTTTCATCCCTAGCCATTCTTTCGGTGATGTCTCTAGCGCCCCTTTGTACATATCGAAAGAGTTCTTTACCTTCGCTTCCCTAATGAACTTAGGTTGTGGACTGTCTCTCAGTAGCTGTTCTCTAAGCTGAAGGTGCTCGATGTTCATCATCGAAACATAAGCAAGTAGTGCAAACTTTAATTCATCGTACTCCGGTTTCCCGCCATGCTTGACCAGCTCAACAATGTCTCCTAACTTCCTCAATGCATCACCTCCGCTCCACGGTTCTTGACCTCTTCTTTAAGAGTTGCAACCATCTCATTCACTTGGCGTTTGAGCTTATCCCTACGTTTTACATGGCCGTTTATAATGGCCTTCTGAATCTGCATTATCTTTTTTCGAATGTTCGCATTTGTAAACGTGTTGTGATAATGCTCGGAACAGTTAGGACAAGTGAAATACACCTCTTCTACGTCATCGTAAAGTACACGGGTCTGAATATCGATATCAAATTCATGCTTGCATTTGTTACATGTGTTATTCACGACTTTCACCCCTCGCTTTATCCAAATGGTATTCAACCATTTTCAAATGCTTATGTGCTGACTTGGCGGCTTCTTCCGCTGTCGGTAGCAGATTGTTTAATTCCTCGACGTTTTTCTGGATGCGTTTAAATAGGTCATCAACACTAATACCTGACATGATATCAACTCCATTTTTCTATACAAAAATATAAGAACAGCTAGCTACTACATTTTGGATTGCCGTTATAGTTCAACAGTTGATTCAAGTACAATACACGTCTCAACAAATCTATCCGTTCCTTTGGGTTTGCACCTGATTCACGTAGTTGTGGCAGCGCGACTTTCAATATGTGATCTCGTTCCTGCGCTATTCTCTTAGCCCCTTCTGGTGTGAGCCAACTCTTATATCTTCGATCCACGTCCAACCCTCCTTATTAATAGATAATTCGTTTTGCATGTTGATCAGGGGCGCAATAATCTTCTGGTTCTCTTACGGCCATCCGATCACGATGAAGTGCGTCCAAAGCATCTTTTATAAACGCTTCTGACACTGTATAGAGAGAAGACGGACGGAATCCAGATTCAATAAGCTGCTCAACTCTTTCCTTGGTTGTTATTTCTCCATTCACAGCTACATACGAACCTGGTTTCAAATCTTTGAGTTCAACGGTTCCCATTGTCGTTCACCCTTTCTGTACAAAATAAAAAGTCGTCGAATAATCAACGACTCATCTCATCACTTCCGCTTTCTCCCCTGTTTCTTGCTCCCAGCGCTTAATGATTGTCAGACAATTCTCTGGTTCCACTTCCATCATGTAACATACACGTTCCGTTTGCTCCGAAGCTATAAGTGTTGTTCCCGAACCACCAAAAAGATCGACAACCATATCGCCTTTGTCGCTCGAATTTTCGATTGCGTCAATCACCATTTGCAGCGGCTTTTCTGCGTTGTGCAATTTCTCGGATAGCTTCCGAATGACCTTATTGTAAAACCACACATTCCCCCGCCCGTTTACCCGACGAGCGCCGCTCTTTTTGTCTTTCATGGCGATTTTATTGATATCTGGTTCCCGATGAAAGAACATCACAAATTCGTGACAATGCGTGTAATGCGATCCTAGCCCGCCACCTCGCGTTTTCACCCATACAATTAGGTTTTTCAAAGGCAAGAAGAGCACATCTGCACTTTTTCGCCATGCCGGATAACTCCGGTAATCGCAACATACATAGATATGCGCAAAGTCTTTCGTGATCGACTTTATCCCACCTAACACCGCACGCATAAATGGTTCGACCATTTTCGTATCTACAATTCCGTTGATCATTCCGTTGCTGCTGCCAAAAGCGGCATATGGCGGATCGGTAAAACACATATCGGCTTGCTGCCCGTCCATCAATTTCGCGACATCCTGAGCAAGGGTGCTGTCTCCACACATTAATCGATGTCGCCCCAATTTAAAAATGCTTCCATGTTTAATTTCCATTTAATCACCCTGTCTAGTCTTGATGTTAACTATGGGCATTGATCGACGAGCACATTCATAAAGTCGCCTATCGCCACCATCCCTTAATGATATGAATAAAAATGCCGCCCCCGAAGGAGCGGCTATATTGAGGATGAGAGATAACATAATTGGATTGCAGTCACTATTTTAAATTATTTCACACTACCATACTAACATCTTATGAATCGTTAAACAGTGGCAATTTAGTCGCACGACTGCCAAACACCGTCAACCCCAAAAAACAGCGCCGTTAATGCATTTGTGGCTGCTTTCAAATCCCTAAAGACTGTACTCCTGTCGCAGGAGTGGCATTCTGCTATTTGATCAGCCGTCTTTTTCTCCTCTGCGATGTACATCTGGTACACAGTTTCATAACGTCTCATATCTTCTGCTCGTCCAGTTGATTCACATAATACTTTATAAACCTTCAACATTTCATCGACGAATTTTACGATTGCTATAGTCCGTTCCTTCGAACGCTTGATTGATTCAATGGACTGATCTTGATCCAACATATCTGCCTGTTCCAGCATATCAATTTCGCTCAACTCGGTTTTAAGATTAGTAGCGTGAACTGCGAAACGACGATAGTTTTTCAGCAGCAGCCTTGTGTTGCGCAAACGTCTATCTCGTTGATTCTTCCGTTGTTTGTCTTGCTCCTTCTGCACAGTCTCTACAGCAACACGTGCGGCGATTTCTGCAACCTCTGCATGGTTCACACTGATTCCTCCTCGTCATCTTCATCATCTGGAATCATGACATTACATTCTTTACAGTCGTAGATCCCTTGGTTCCAATGTTCCATTTCATCACCACAGAATGGACATATCATGACTGCTCCCCCCCCTTCCAGGTATTCGAATAAGTCCATTTGTCCATCTGCTGGGATATAGTTCTCAGCATCACAGACATACCCGCGAAGCAACCATGCTGTATTAACCTCGCGTGAGTCCTCTACCTTGTCCTTTATGGGCTGGCCTGCTACCCGCTTCCGCCCGTTGTAACGGTTGTCCCAATTGCTCGCCGCCTTCTCCGTCCAAACCCAGTGAGTTCGTGCAATCGCTTTGCTCATATCTCAACTTCCCCATACAATTCCTTGAACGTCGATCTAGTCCAGAAATGAATGTATGCAGCATCCGTAAATGCTTCGGATTTACTTGTGTATTCCAAAATTTGATGAAGCAAGTTTTTTAACTTCTGTTCCCGCTCTTCTAGTTCTTCGTTCCTTGCAATTGTAGAAAAGTATTGCTCCTTTAAATCATCGTACAGTTCCCGCTTCTTCTGACATTCTCTTTTCCAATTCGGTTGATACCCTCTGGAGAAAAGTTTATGCCAACTTACCTTCATGACTGTTCCCCTCCTAAGCCTAGAGTGTCGAAAATACGATAAATGGCTCACCGTTAAAATATGTTTCTATGATTTCTCGAAGAGTAATTCGTTTTGATGAATCTTCACTTTCATAAACCTTGACATCTTGCGGCACAATCTCGATTTCCCAATCCGGGTATAATCCGCCATCGCTTATACCCGTTAGTTCCAAGTACCAAGCTTTCGCTTCCTCAAGTGAATACGCTGCTACTGCATCACATTCACACAGTTGATATACATGTACATCTTTCAATCCTTTTTCATCGGCAATATCTAATTGTCCGTGCCGCATCTGATCCCCTCCTGTATGCGTTGTCGGACGCTTGCTGCACGTCTCCAAATTGTTGCAAGTTCGGCAGGACAATGCGGCTCCCATGTACAAACACCGTCGTTATACCACTTCTCCAACTCAAGCAATGCATCGTGAGCATCTTGGAGTTGTGATTGGAGCAATTCAACCCTTGCGGAACTTCGCGCATGCAACGCGACCTCGTCGGTAAGCTGCTCAACCAAAATCTGTTTGGATGTTTCTATGGAGTTGCCCTTTCAGCCGTTCTACTTCTTCCCGAAGCTTTCCATTGTCCTCTCTATGCTTCCATAGTGCCTTGCACACTGCGTCATATGCATCCTGTGTGGGGTGCTGCTTGAAAGCTTCTGTTAGCCGCTCACTCATTCCCGCTTCCCCCTAACCGCTGACGCTTGATGGTCTTGATCTGCATCAAATACAAGTCAAAGTTCTCTTCTATCTGGCTCCGTGCTATCTCTACGGCCTTCTTGTAGCGGTCATGGCGAGCAATAGCCATTCCGGTAAGTACATCTGTAACGACATAGTGGGTGTACGGATGTGCCTGACGATATATAAAGAAATGGAATCCCTTGTGCTGGAATACTCTCTCTCCGATTACGATGTGAGATCGTCCGCCTCGGATAGTGATGCTGAACTGTTCCGGCCTTTTAAACTTCCTAACGGGCTGCTCTTTGACCTTACAGCGTCGCAATTTCTTGGGACCATATACGCGGCGTTTCTGTTCCAATCTCATCTTGTTGACTTTATCGAATACGTCCATATCAATCCCGGTCATTCCACCAAATCTATCCTTGATCCCATTGGCGAATCGTTTTAGTTCTTTCGAGAGGCTCAGTTCTTCTTGCATTTCCAAGTGATCGTACCACCACGACCTGAATACCAAATTGTACTCTCGATTAAAGAATGCTGTGAGTTCAGCCCGTACCTTGTCTATATAAAAATCCGGTATTGCAGAACCTGTCCGCAATCCGTTTGCCACCCGCTTGAAATACTTCTTTTGCAGCCGTCTTTTCATATCCCGCTTCCTCCTTGGAGGGCACGAAGCCCTCATTCTATTCCGTTACTGGACGATCAGCGATGAAGAAGTTCCCCCACTCGTTACGCTCTGGAATCATTTTGGCGAAGTCTTCATATTCACCAGTTGCCAGCCTCACAACAAGCTTTTGGCCGCATTTGTGACATGTAACCTCTGAATCGTCAGAATGGATATATACATTTCTTTTGTCCTGGCATTCTGGATTCTTGCAGTAGTACCGGCAGCGGTAATGTGGTACGCCGTCCTTATACTTAATGCCTGTCGTCCACCACTCGGATTTTTCCTTGGCAGTTTCCGTAGCTGCAGCAAGTTTCTCACCAACCTGCACCGATAAATTTCGTTCTGAGTTGATGAGAGGCGGTTTTATAACTTCTTTCAGTGCTATCGGGGAAAGAGATGCAACGAGTTTGGCCGATGCTTCATTCATGTTTGTAACTATATCTTTCAGTGGAATGATCCTTTCACGATCAGATGTCTCAGACTTGACGGGAGAAACTTTCACAGTCGCGCTCACATTTGATACATTTGACTTCACTTCATCTATCCCAAATGCCTTGAAAAACCCATTTATCAGAGCTGCTTTGTTTTCATTGCTGAGCTTATCCAACTCCAAAACGCCATTCATCTCACCGTTATTCATAGTCAACTTAATCCAATTCATTTGAATACACTCTCCCTTTTATAGATTCAAAACGAGCTGGCCAACTTGTGCTGCAGCAACGGGATTGATCCAAAGCACTTCTTCCCTACTAGCTCCGTTTTCCGCCTTCGCTTTCTTCGTTTCCCGCTTCCAATGATTCAATCTATCGTCATATATTTCATGGGCATATCCGGACAGCAATACGGGTCCAGGATGCTTATCTAATTCGTCCAGCAGTTCTATATGGTCGCTTTCCGTCATCTCGAAGCGATAGCTCGAAGTTGTTCTCGTTGCCATGATGTAAGGTGGATCGGCATATATAAGGACATTCGGCCGCCGATAGCGTGGAAGCAACTTCAATGTTGATTGATTTTCTATCTGTACACCTATTAGACGTTCCGCCACCACTGCGATCTTTTCCGGGAATTGAATCCACTCTTTGCCTGGTAAAGGTCCATTCGCTTCTATCATGCTGCGCCATCCTGTGCGGTGTGATGTTTTTCCGCCGCGACCCTGCCAGAGCCTCACTAGCAGCCTGCGCGCTCTTTCAAGTTCATCCTCTATTGCTTCATAGCTGTGATAGTATTCCTCGCGGCTATGTGGAGTCCATTGAACCACATATGCCAGCTCGTCCGGTCTTTCGCGGATTACTCGAAACAAGTTCACTATTTCCCCATCTATGTCATTTACCGTTTCCAGCCGGCTGCGTTCCTTCGAGAACAGAACCGCACCCGATCCAAAGAACGGCTCTAAATACGTCTCATGCTCCGGCATGTTTGATATGATCCAGTCCGCCATGCTCCACTTCGATCCCGGATAGTGCAATATTCTTGGTATGCTCATGCCCTCTCTCCTTCCTTGCGTTAGTATTCTAGGAAGCAACCGCAGCCGCCGATGTCAAATAAATCTATTTGCATATCATTTTCGATCTCATAATGTAGATCCCTGATGGTAAAAGGCTTACCATCACGTTTCATAAAGCTATATCTTTGGACTTCCATGTACACACTGCTAGCAGTCGGATGAATGTATAGTTTCGGCCGAACTGCTCGGTCGTAAAAGTAATCACGATATGCATCATCCAGACGCTGCAACTCCATCTCTTCTAATTCTGGCGGCAGTTCCGCAGCCTTGATGTAACGGTAAGCTGATACGCAATTCCAAAGGTAGTGTTCTTGCTCCATAATCCTCCTAAAGACTGCTGGCATTCGCTTTTTAAGCAACTTATAATGCCCTTGTCCAGCCTTTACGCAGCGCCCATTACAGTTGTTATGCGAAAAGCCGTAATCATACATTTTCGGCTGCCGGATGCCGTGCTTCAGTAGAATTTTATCTGTCCATATGTTGTGGTCTATCAATGGCATTTCCACCCGGAACGGTGCCCAGTTCTTTACTATTGCTGGCTGCCGGTGCATCTCGTCGAAACCAATTCCGAAGTAAAGCGTGGCGCCAGTGATAAAGTCCTCTTGCCTCAGATACTCGCGGTTCCGCCATTTCTCGATGGCTGGCGGCCTTCCTTTCATGAGAAAATCACGGGCTACCTTCATTTTCAGGAGTTTCGAGCAATCACCGATCCGGGAATTGAATACAAGCTTCTTCTCGAACATGAGCTGCAACGGATTCAATCCGGCGCTGTGCGTGAGCATTGGCAAACGCAGCTTGTCCGATGCCTCATCAATAAAGCGGTACAGGTCTTCGTGCTCCCAAAGTGTGTCTGTAAAGTACAACAGGATATTGTCTTCCGGGTACTGAGTTTGAACCCAATCGGCCGCTGCAAAACTGGCCTTTCCGCCAGAAAAGAATATGATGTGGTTCATGCTCTCCCCCTAGTCATCAAACCACCCGTAACCGAACGGTTTTTCTTGTGTCGAAGCGCTCACTATATCCTTCATAAGCTCACCGAAGGTTATCGCGTTCTTTTCCGAGAGTGATTCTATGAACCGCTTTTCCTGCGCTTTCAATCTTCGGCCTGCTGCCGTTGATAGCAGTTCCATAATCGGCTCCACCCGCTTCATTTTCAGTCGTTCTTCTATCTCTGCCTTTTTCAATTCGGCTTGTCTTCGGTTGTGTTCTTCCCAATCTTGTTCATCAAACCAGAAATGGTTCCCGTGCCGAGTTCTGTATATCAGAATCCATTTCTGTAGCTCTTCCTCGTTATCTTGGATTCTCGTGTGGCAAAATCGATTGACACGCATCCCGTTTGTTTTCACACCTCTGCCGCCTCTCCCGCGTGGCATGACGTGGTGGGTATCATCATCCGGTCTTCCGCAGCCACATTGACAAATTCCGTCCGCTTCCTCGATTAGCTCTTTAACTACATCATGCGGAAACTCCGCCCGATCTGCGCGGGTTGGCGTGTGTTGATGATGAGCTAGGATCTGTTTCCTCCACGGTTGAATCTCTTTCTTTTTCTTCTTGACGAATGCCAATTTCCGACCCTCCTAATCGTGGTGTCTTCTGTTCCAACGTTCGAACGCTTCGTTTATGTCAATAGCTAGTCCAGTAGCAGCAAAACAGGTTTTGCAGCTGATTCTATACCCGCCATATTCCTCTATCACCTTTGGAGAGTCTCCGCAAAAAAGGGCAATCCTTTGTACCCGCTTCGCTTGTTCCGTTATTCAATGGCTTTTCCCGCTTCCGTTGCTTGGCATCCTTGATGGATACACTTCCCGTGGAACGATATACACTGTATGCCTCCTGTTGCTGCTCCGCTGGTAGACCGGATAGTTCATAGGCGGTAGACATATTTACATTGCCTTCTTGCAGCTCTGCCTTAAACTCAGGAGCGAGGTTCTTTGATATTGCTTCCATCCTCGCAACCTGTGTTGGTGATACGTCCAATGTGCTTGCAATGAGATCCCTCAATCTTCCTGGTATCTTGTCCCGCTTCTTGATCTGTTCCAGAATTGTTCGCATCTCTTCTGCCTGCTTGATTTTTTCCCAGTCGGATAGTTGTCTCGCTGTTGAATTGGTTGTGATGAGCAGCAGCTTTTCGCGTAGCTCATCCTCTTCGGTTTCTATGATGCAGGGCACTTTCTCAAACTCCCGCTTCCCCTCTTCTGCCAGCGATAAGGCTGCGAGACGTCGACGGTGGCCTGCAATTACTCTGTATTTGTCACCGACGGGCTTCACGATCAGGTTTTGCTTGATTCCAAATGTGGCAATCGATAGTTTCAGTTCCTCGATCTGCTCCGTCGAGTAAAAGTTATCTTCGGATGGTTCTAGATCGTACACGGATATGTGCGATATTTTGTAATTGCTTACTGGCTGCTGTTCCTCTGATTTCCCGCTACCATTCAACAATTGGTTGAGGTTGAACTTTGCCACTATGCTCAACTCCCATTCGTGTCCGAATCGGACACGTTCAGATATTCGGATACGAGTTTCAGATAATCCATTGCCGCCCCGCAGCGGCGTGAATATTCGATTATCGGCATAGCGGCGAACGTGCTCTCGTCCACCTTTTCCGTTTTGCGGATATGAGTCTGGAACAGAGGGAAATCCTTTTGGTTATGCAGCCATTCTTCGCCCTGCTCGTTTACGTCATTCTTTTGGTAGCAAGTGACGAAACAACCTCTCAGGCTGATGCTTGGGTTCAAATCTTCGCGTGTATTGTCTATCTGTTCTTTCAACTCTGCCAAGCCGTCGAAAGCGAATTTGTCGATCTTAACGGGAATCAGAACGTCATCAGATGCCACTAGTGCATTGATAACAGATATGTTGATGTCAGGCGCGTTATCTATGATGCAATAGTCATAACGATCCGCTACTTGGTTGAGGGCGTTTCTAAGCCTTGTCTGCTGCGGTCTTGTAGTGTCTAGTAATACTTGCAGATTGGCGCGAAGCAGATTCATGTTTGCTGGGATAACGTCCAATCCCGCATAAGGAGTGGACATGATAATTTCATTGATGTTCAAATTCCGCTCTGTCATGACTTCGGCAATGCTGGGCTCGGCATAATTGTGAAGGCCGAACATCTTTGATGCATTTCCTTGCTTGTCATTGTCCACGAGCAGTACCCGCTTCCCATGTACTGTTGCAAGGATGTGGGCAATATTTACTGAGGAGATCGTCTTCGCCACCCCGCCTTTAAGGTTGATGATGGATATCGTTTTCATGTCAGCACCTCTTCTATTTCAATTTCGATTCTCGGATTTTTCCGATCCACCCGAAAACGGTGGGTAACATCCCCGATCTGTTTCCATTCATCGTTTTCAATAATCCCCGCTTCCTTCAACCCATCGAATATGAACTTTTGCCCCGCCATGATGTTGTCCTTGTCCCTACGCTTGTCTTTGCAGTACCAAATGATTGTCACATCGATTTTTTTGGTTCTCTCAATACATGGCAGTCGCTTCGCAGTCCACGCCACAATACTCGTATTCGTCTCTTTCATTTCCCTATAGGACGACCAATGCGATTTTGCAGCATCTATAATCTCGTTTAGCGATGGCAACTCGCCCTCAATTTCGATCTTCATGCCTTTACCCTCTTTTCGAATGTGTATAGTTGGCATTGAAATATGATCATTCCCTCGCCCTTCGGAATTTCAGGTATATTGCCCACCCTGTGATGTCGTTGTAAGCCGCTTTAGCCTCTGTAACATCCCATTTGGGGTATATCTTTTTCCAGTAGCGTTGGTTGTCTATTTCATCTCTGACAATCCGTTCTACTTGCCGTCTTGAATATTTGTGATCATTGGTTCTATATTCTGGCTTCTCTAAATTCTGCGAGCAGCTCCAACGCTTCTTGCCTTTTGGATCTTTCATGAGGTATCCTGACAAGTCTTCTAATCCGTTGTCATTTGGCTGCAATCTTTTCGTATTGGCGTATCCAATCCAGTCACCCTTTTGCTGCCCTTTCTTCTTTGGTCTTCTCCACAGATTCTCCACCACATCCCGTTCCAACCCGCCATTCATGATGATGTGATGATGGAACCTCTTCTTCTTTCCCCTCGTCTCATCTCCACCCTCTGTGATGAGAACGTACTTTAACGGGGGCAATCCTTCCTTCTTTCTTTTGTGCGCTACTCTCCGTAAGTAGTTCGCCACTTCCTTCATAGCCTCTTCCAATGTCTCTGGTTCTATGGCATAGGTAAGGATTACGTGCAGATCCTCTTCCCCAAAGTTCGTTTTTACTATCAGTTTGCAATATCTCTTTGCGTTTTTATCATTAAGGTTCTTCTGCTTGGGAAGGCTCTCTTTCTTCTTCTTCGCCCTTCCTCTTTTTAAAGGAGTGAGGATGGTGTGGTTGTAAATGTCCACCTCCATATACTCCTCGCCACAATATATCTTCTTCTCTCGCATGACATTCTTCACGGCTATATTCCCCCAGCTGTGTTTTGCCCGTATATCTATTCCTGTGTATAGGGTTGTACTACCCCATCGTTGGAATGATAATACCCATTACAAGCTCGTAAACGCTACAAGCGCGTTGCTTTGTCGCCGCGAAGTTTGCTATACTTAATAGGAGTTTATTAATAGCATTCCGCTTTGACTTCGCCCCGTGGTCGCTTCTGCAAAAGCGTCCATCGGGGCGATTTAATTTCTATATTCATTTCTCATTCACTCTCTTAACTTCGCTCGCACTTGCTATGACGACTGAATTTTTGCTACGATCCAACAATTCCACTTGGATGTACGGTTTGTTATCGACATACCTATAAATGACTGCGGTGACTTGACTGTATGTAATTCCCCGATGCTCCACAGGCTCCCCGTTGGTCATGGCTGCTTTTAATTCATCGTTTGTCACGCCGCAGTCTCCCTTTCAGTTGTTCGTATTGCCTCCGGTACATTTGACGGGCGCTGTGCGCTTGAGCGGTATCGGCCATTTGTAACAAGTTTAAGCAAACACGCAAACGTTGCTTTCGCTCCATCGCTTCTACCTCCTTGCTAGAATTTAAATCCTAACTTCTCGGCTTCGACTGCTGCCCAGCTCACAAATGGATAACGCACTGAATCGATAGATTCACGAACGAATCGATCTGCCAGATGCTCCAGGAGTTTGTCTGGAATAAGCATGTTGTGCCCCCTTACCTTTAATTGTCTGGCTATCACTCTCCCCCATATGTAGAATGTAAGTGTCCAGCTTACAAATCTAGTAAGGAAGGAGGTGAAACCATTGAACGAATCTATGTTGCTCCAAATCCTACGCACTCTTCCCCACAAAAATCACAGGGATCATGGTTCCGTAATTTTACGAGGAGACATTCTTGAAACCTACAAGCATTACAGCGATTTGCCAAAGGAATTGCTTGATACGTGCCTAGAGAAATTAGAAGTACAAGGTGCGATTGAAATCTTCAGAATGGATGATTTCATAACCGCTGTTCGGTTGAAAAAGCCTGAATGAACGTATGTTTTTTGATCCATTTACCGATTTCATGCAGTTCTTCCCACGTCCGCCCATCTTTCACCATGTAATATAGAAGTCGGGCGGTGTTGAATGTTCCCATTCTATGTAGCTCTCTTTCGGGAGCTACTTTTTCATAGCCTGAATTGTCCTTTACTCCGCATTCTATGTTGGCGGCGAAGCAAATGAAATCTGCTCCGATCTGAACTAACTCCTCCGTTATTCTTCCTTTTTCAACCTTGCAAAAAAGTTCCCACGCGATTTCTGCCAGTTCTGGATTCTCCGGTTTGTCTTGATGCACATAACCGATTTTCTTGCCCACTGACATATAAAATCGATGGCTAACTCCATAAATGAAATTCATGGCTTCTTCGAAGTCATCTGGCGTATAGTCGATGAGTTCATAAGATAGCTTAAGCTTCCCCTTTGTGCCATTTGGCATGGTGAATTCTGATACTTCTTCTATGATCGGAAGCGAATTATTGAGTTTCTCTTTTTTCGGCCTCAATGAATTCCTATCTCCGTGTATCTTTTCTGCCGAAGCATGCAGCCCGGCATATAGCGGCCACCCTGCCGAATCAACCTTTTCAATGATTTGTGAATACGGTGCTGGCTCGTATTTCCCGCCTCTAAATACTTCAATACGATCGTTCTTGCTTAATTCGATCATGCTGCCGTCTTCACGCTGCAGCGATACTTTGCCGTCTTCTACAACCAATTGACCAGTTACAAACTCCTGCTTTCTTGACATCCTTTCCACGCCCTCTTCCATTATTCGGTTCATGCAGGTTTGTTCTCTTGCTTCTTTTGAAGCTCTGATGCGTATTTGATGTTTAGCTTAGAGATATACTTGTGAAGTTTCTTCCACGCTTCTTCGCTCATCCCCGGATTGTTTGGTTTTTCCATTACGCTCTCTCCTCTAGCCGATTTTTTTGATGAGTTGATAAAGATCAGGACTAATCTTTTCTCTCACTGCAGCAATTCTTAATGTTGGTGGATCAATACCCAGAACCTCGGCAAGAGCAATGTTTACTTTGTCAGATGCGGGATTTTTTGTTCCGTTTTTCAACATAGATATATAAGAACGATCTAACTTAACCCCCTTCTTCTTCATCATGTCTGCAATGTTTTGGTAAGACATTCCGCTATTCTCAATGTGGTGTTTTATCAATTCTGCATAGTTCAAATCATTCACCTCCCGTTTGTGATTATTTAGTCACTAGTGAACTTCTTGTCACAATAATAGCTTTTATAGCATTTTTCGTCAATGACTATTTAATCACATGTTCAAAATAAGTGTTGAATAAATAGTCACGCATATGGTAATCTTATACTTAAGAAAAGGAGAGATGATCACTGTGGACTATGGGAGACTGGTGAAAAAATACATTGAAGAAAGCGATTTAAGTTTAGGCGAAATTGCTGCGAGTATGGGGGAACTAGGAGTCAAAACCGATAGGTCGTACCTTTCGAAATTGAGAAACAATCCTAAATATCCAGCTTCTGAAGAAGTTAACAAGGCTCTTGCGAAAGTCACCGGGGGCGATGAAGACGCTTTGATATTTGCCGCATTTATGGAGAAGGCGCCCGAAGTGGCTAAAAGATATTTTTCAAAAATTAGCGATTTAGATTCTTACTTAAGTAAATTTGCAGATGCTATAAACGACGATAACCTCAAAGAGCTTTTGGAAGTTATTAATGTAGATGAAAAGATTGAGTTATTCAAAATAATTGCCGAAGACGCAACGCAACAAGGAATGAATATCAACTCATTTATTATCAAGGAATCAAAAACCCCTTATTCCTCTGGCACTGACGACATCACCCCTTACATCATGGACAATATGAAAAGAATACCTCTAATTGGTCAGATTGCAGCTGGGCAACCAATTGATTGTGCAGAGTATTATGAGGGCTACACTTGTGTTGATCCAGCTGTTTTAAGAGGGCGCGATGGATTTGCGTTAAGGGTCAAGGGAGATAGCATGATTGGGGACAGAATATATAATGGAGACATCGTTGTAGTTGTTATGCAACCCGAAGTATTACCATCTGACATAGCTGTTGTTCGAATAGATCGAGGGGCGGCCACTCTTAAAAGAGTAAAAAACAAGGCGACTTTTGTATATTGTCACCTTCTAACCCTTCTATGGAACCCATTTTGGTGCCAGCTAAAGATGTTGAAGTAGTAGGCAAAGTTGTAGAAGTTAAATTCCAATTGTCATAGGAGAGTAACTATGAAGACCGCAATATATGTACGTGTATCGACTGATGAACAAGCGGAAGAAGGATACTCAATTGAAGCTCAAAAGAGGAGACTATTAGCGTATATTGAATCTCAAGATTGGACTCTTTTCGATATTTTTATCGATGATGGATACTCCGCCAAAGATCTCGAAAGACCTGAAATGAAAAGACTACTTCACTGCATCTCTGAGAACATGATCGATGTTGTTTTGGTGTACAGGTTAGACAGATTGACTCGTTCTGCTTCTGATTGCGATAAACTCCTTAAATTATTCGAAGAACATAGCGTGAAATTTCAGTCTTCGACCGAATCATTTGAAACTAGAACCGCAGCAGGAAGACTATTTATACGATTGATAGCTGATATTGCCCAATGGGAACGCGAAACTATAGCAGAACGCGTTCGTTTTGGCATGGAACAAAAAGTAAGAGAAGGCAAAAGACCAGGAGCAAAATTCCCTTATGGCTACGACAAAAAAGGAATACAGGTAGTAGAGGAAGTAAAGATAATAAAACGTTTGCGTTATATGTACATGGTGGAACGCTTAAGCTACAAAAAGATAGCTGAACAATTATATATTGAGGGTGTTGATCGTCGTGGGTATGCATGGACTGCCTATACAGTTCAGTTGACACTTGAAAACCCTTTTTATGCAGGGATCATTCGTTTCGGGTCGAAACTACCCAACGGAAAATATACACAAAGAAATGTAGAAGAACGGGTAGAATGCGTTTACGGTGATAGTCAGTATGAGGCTATTTGGACAATTGAGGAGTTTAAAGAGCATACGGAACGCATGAAATCCCGATCCAGTAATGGTTATTCACGAAAACTAGATTATTGGTTCACAGGGTTACTGCGTTGCGGACGCTGTGGCGCTGCAATGTTTGGTAGACTAACTACCAAAAGAAGTCTCAAAGATGGAACGATCGTTAGAAACCCTTACTATTGGTGTAGTAATAGAAAAAGCAATAACTCATGTGACATGCCTATGTTTAGACAAAGTCATGTTGAACATTTAATAATGGAACATATCAACAAAATAGTTTTTGACCAGGAATTAATGGAATCTGGGCATCATGACTTTGAAGAGGAAGCCAAGAAAAATTCAAAAGAAATCGCAAAAATCAAACGGAAGCTTGATGAATTTTCGAAACGAAAAAAGAAATGGCAATATATGTTCGTTGAGGATTTAATAACATTTGAAGAACTGAGAGAACGACTTAAAGAAGAGGATGAAAACACTGAAATAGAAAGCAAGAAACTCAATTCACTAAATGTCGACTCTGGATTTATTATCGACACTCCTCGCTTAATAAGACTTAGAGACGCGTGGAATTTTGCGGACGATTCTGAAAAACAGGAACTCTTAAGAACAATCTTTAACACAATAACACTAAAAACAGAATGCCGGAATGTCAAAGGGGTCAAAAACAAATTTTTCGATGCAGAGATCGAAGTAAAATACAATTAA